TCACGTTTGTATGCTTCCAACTCACCAGTAGTATCAATTACTTTCTGAGTAGTTTCGTTGAGGCGTGCCTCTAGTTCTTCTACTGACTCAGCAAGTTCGTCAACTAGGTCAACTTTGGATTCGGGTACGGCAATGTAAGACTCTGTAAACAGGTCTTTCATTTTGTCCATGAAAGTCTCGGCAATTTCAGTACGGAGACCGTTCTGGATTGCAACTTGATTTTCTTCCATCCAAGATTCAACTACATAGTTCAGGTAGCTGTCTACTTTCTCTACAAGGTCTGCCTTCGTAGAAGAGATTTCTTCTGCGAGTTCTTCCTTGTACTGTGCTTCAATACGGTCTACTTCTTCAGACAGTTTTGATTTCACAGCAGCCTCAAAAATTACAGCGGTTTTAGCTTTAAACTCATCACTGAGAGTAGCTTCAGACTCGACTAATGCGTCTAATTCAGCAGCAGTGTCAATCTGTGTTTCCACGATTGCTTCAACTTCATCCATATCTACTGATTCAGTTTTATTACTGTACATTGCATTGTACTGTGTTTGAACATCTGCCTTCTTCATTGCTTGAAGACCCATGTTCATNNTCTTCGTCAGTTGCATTTGCATCAGGTTTCCCTTTAGGAGCAGGAGCGCTTCCTTCTTCGAGAGTTTCTTCCACAATGTCGTTAATGTCTTCATCGTGAAGTTCAACTTCGACTTTAGTTTCTTCAGTCATTATTGACTCCTTACATATTAGATTTAATTAACGAGAGGAAATTCTTAAACTCTCGAACACTTGTCTCATATAAGACAGTTTTCGGAGCGTGTTTAATTTCAGTCTCCATTTCTTCAATTACTTGAGGACACAAAACACCGTTATTCCAGACCCAGTCAACACCTTCCATAATACCATTAACAAATGCTTCTGGTGCGCTAGGGTCTTGTACGATGTCAACCGTACTAAGAATAAAGTCGTCTTTAACGACCATTGCGCCATTTCGATTCTCAAGACTACCCATACCACGAGTTGACACACCTAATTGTACACCACCTTCAAGAAGACCTTTAACAATCTTACCCATTGGAGTATCCAATATCTGTGCCTTTCCTACCACATCATTTCCCTCAAACTTGAGGTCTGTGATGAGGTGAGAAACTTTGTCTAAGTTAACTGTCGGCCCTTCGGGATGGTTTAGTTCCCCTACTGCCCGTTTCTTAGATACTTGTTCTGTTACGTACTTATCTACCGCCTTCTCCATAATTGGTTTAGGGTAAACTCGCCCGTTTCTGTTTTTCTTATCTGCCTGTGCGAAAACACCTTCGATGACATAGTTCTTGTCACCATTCTCTTTCTTCTCTACGAGACACTTCAGAGTTTCGTTTTCGGTAAATTCAGTAATTAACTTCATTACGTCAGTTCCTTGATTACCTTGGTTGCAGACTTCTCTGCATCCTTTAGTGACTTAAATGCATCCAGTTTATCGCCATCAATATATACGACAAAAGGCAAATTCCCCTTGCCAAGTTTAATAATCTTGACGGGGATACGATTGATTTTCTTATTCAAGACAACATCACCTTTCGGTTCTTTCGCCTTCTCATTTAATTCTGAAATGATTTGTTTATAAGATTTCATAGTATTATTTATACAAATAGAAATTTACAAATCAAATTATTCTTCAGTTTCTTCGGGTTCTTCGGGTTCTTCCTCAGAAATTTCTTCAACTTCTTCTTCTGTCTCAATGTCTGTTTCATCGTCATCAAGTTCTACTTCTTCATCTTCGATGTCTTCAACATCATCGTCTTGGTCATTGAAGATTGCCTGTGCAGTTGCAATACGTTGTGCTTCTAGTGCATCTGCCATCTTGTCTTGTATAAGACTCTGGAATGAACCTTCCGCATTGTTCAAATCACCATCAGTGATCTGATTGATTAGATTTTCTACCGCAGATACTTCAACTTCTTGATTTTCTACTTCACTCATTTATACTTCCTCATCTTCGTCTTGGACTGAGTTCTCGCCCTCAACTTGTTTCTTCATTTCTTCGATGTCCTCATCAGACATCATCATTACATTTTTCATTGCCCACTCACGTGAGAAATATTCACCAACATACTGAGATACTTGATCAAGAGTTTGCAGTCTGTTCTGCAACAGTTCTGCGTTCTTTAATTCAGTAAAGTGGTTGTCTCGCTGGAAGTCTACTGTGATAAAACTCTTCCACTCTTCCCAATCCTGTTCGGTGATAACACCTTTCAGTATGAGTTGTTTCTTGAGTATTGCAGTAAACAACGTTGCAAAACGTTTACGCAGGCGGTCAATGAACTTCTGGAACTTAACTTCATCCCTAGAGATTTCGGTTGATCTACCTAACGTAAATTGTGCTTCCTGTTCCAGACGGTTGACAGGAACATTCAATGAACGATACAGTCTCTTCTGGAAATACAGGATATCATCAATCTGTCCAAGATTCTCACCGCCTGGCAATGTACTTATCTCTGTACCACGACCACCTTCTCTACGAGGTAACCAGAAATCTTCGAGCATTGACATATGTTTGCGGTCATCTTTCAATTGACCAGTGTTCGAATCATAAACAATCTTGTTTCGATACTTAGACATGATGTCTTTCATGTACGCTTCTGACTTATTACGTGGCATATTACCCACGTCTATGTAGAATATTCTACGTTCAGGCGCACGTGCGAGACGATAGATTACAAGTGAATCTTCCATCATGCGTAACTGGTTGATTGGTTTCAATGCCTTATGTAGATAGGACACAACCTGTTTCTTACTTGGGTCTAACAGACCACTGGAAACATATGAAATACTATCGGGAGAAAGTCTTACACCTTGGTTAGTTCCCGCTTTCTCTTGGAAAATGTAAAACTCTTTGACTTCCTTGACCACCTTTGCGCCAGTGATAGGGTCTTTCTCGTGTTTTACTTCTTTAACTTTACGAATCTTAGCGGCATCAATCGTTCTGATTTCTTGGATACCCGCCTTGATGTTTGATTCATTGACTACGAGGTGGTGATAGATACGACCATCAACATAGAATGAACGGAATATGTCGTGACCAAGTTCGGTAAACTTCAACATAGAGTATATGCCGTTGAACTCTTCGGTCATCTGTTTTTTGATGTTGTCGGGTGCTTCTACTTTGTCCAGATTAAGTTCGCAAGAGATGTCTTGTTCAGAACCTACAATAGATTCATTCACAATATCTTCGATTGCGGCATCTACTTCTGGATGTTGTGCGACACCACGGTACTTTAGAATTAGTTGTTGGTTGTCCTTTGCCTTGTTGCCTTCCATGTCAATGTATTGACCATAGTGACTACCAGACGCAGTAACGTACCCCGCACCATCATCATCGGTGGGAGCAACAATAGACTTTAATTTATCCTTCTCTTTAACTGGTTTGTCTTGTCTTTTTAATTCAAAACCAAACAGTTTGAGAATACTGTTGTCTTGTTCTGCCATGTACGTACCTTTTTTATAATAAAGAGGTAAGGGATCATACCCTTACCCCTCTATCTATAACTAGATTAACTCTAGGATGTTGTGTCACTTTCCCAATACTGGATTTGGAACTCAACCGTGAACTCTTCGATCTGGTCATTTGTCTCGTAATTAACATCAATTGCACTGACGTTAGTCGGGAAACAACCACGGAAGTTATAAGTCTTGATTGACTGTCCATCACGATCTAACTGTTCAACAATCAAATCTGCTTGGTAATCCACAGGATTAACCAGACCAGTATTTGCTTGGTGACCGTTGATACCATTCATCCAGCGTTCCATTGCATTACGAGTACCGAAATCGGTATCGTTAATAATGGTTACTGTCCAAGGTTCAAAGGTACGATCCCCTGCCATCTGCAACTGTCTACCACGGAATGGAACAGGGAAAACTGCCATTATGGAAGCAGGAAGTTGCGCTGCTTTACAGAGGAATGATGTAAGTTCTACATCACCACCCGCATATGATGGAAAGTTGATCGTTGCTTTGAACAGATTGGGGCGAGCGCCACCCCCTCTGAGTTTCGATTTAAAATCATCTACACCTAAAATTGCCATTTCTCAATACTCCTTATACTGTGCCAACTACTTCTTCAAACTCGACACCAGTCCTAACTGCAACAAAGTTCAATGTTACGTAGTTAATAGAACGAGCGGGTTTGATGAAGATAGAAGCAATAAATTCATTACGGTCAACAACAGAAGGAGGATTGTTGGTTTCATCACACTGAACTTTAAAGTCCGTGATACCTCTCCTACCTTGAATCTCTCGTAAGAAAGGTTCAACGATGTTTACGAACTCTGCACGAGTAAACTCGTCATTGAATTCGAACATTACGTTACGACCAGCGATACCAATTGCTCTTTCGATACCAAGGAACAGTCTACGAACATTGATGCGATCAAACGCAGATGGTCGTGACATATTAGTCTTGTCTCCAAAGAGTACAACACCATCGCCTGGGATGTTTGCAATTGGGTTGATTCCGACTTTGTACAATTCATCTCTTTCTGCCTTAGTCGGAGAAAGAACGATGTCGGTGACACCAAGGTAACGACCACGTCTTGCACCAGCAGGTGAGAACCAAGGTGCAGCGACTAGGTCAGTTGCAGCCATGAGACCCGCAGTGGATGATGCGGCAGGAATCTTAATGTACTTATCATTATACTTGTCAAATACCTTGAGGTAGTTGTTGTCCTGTACCAAGTAAGATGACTTGGTGTATGTGTCACCACACGTGATGACTGCTGCATTAGTACCAGTGGTAAGTGCAGCGGCACGAGAAGGTGATGCGACAGCAACACAGTCTTTGCGTACTTCAGCAATATCGACTAGGTCATTCACAACAGCGGTAGCAGCAGTGTCATCTGCATTGTCAGGTGGAATCAGGAAGTCTACTTCGATGTTATCCGCATCATTGAACTTATCGAATCCAAGTAGTATGTTTGCACTACTAACTGACGCAGTAGACACGCCACTATAAAAGTCCCATGTGGACTGAGTATTAGCGTATGTCTGTCCTGTTTTGAAGTCTTTAGCAGCACCTTTAACTGCGGCAGAACCCCATACACCAACACCACCACCAAAGTCGCTGACTGCATCAGAATCACCAGCGTGTGCTATTCCAGCGTAAACCCATTGAGATTTAGTCTTCAATACATCTTTGTAGTAGTTTGAAGTTCCATCATCATTCTTTGCGTTAGACGCAACAGAGAGATATGGGAACGCTTCCAGTACAGTTCCAGCAACACCAGAGATTCCACCATCACGGTCAACAACCGCAATATGAACTTCATCGTTTGAACCATCTAATGCAGAGATAGATGTTGATGTTCCAGTTGGGCCATCAAACGCATCTTTATAAGCCCAAGCATTAAAGTTGGTTGTTTGGTCAGCTCCAGTACCAGTACCTACCATAGAGACTGTGATTGAGTTACCGATCACGCCTGGATACTTAGCAATGAATGTTCCATCATCACTATCAAGTGCGAGACCTTCAAAGTCTTCTAGAGTGTTGATCGCCTGTACAGTTGGATTACCAATACTTGCGTGAGCACCTAGAGCGTTCTTAGCGTCATCATTCTGTTGACGTACAACGTGTAGTTGATTTGAGTATCGTAAAAAATATGCGGCAGAATGGAAATCTACCGAATTGTCATCGGTTGGTGCCGAGAAAATGCTTACAAGTCCAGTCTCATCAGAAACTAGAATTGCTTCACCCACAGGGCCCCATCCGAAATTCCCCACAAATGCACCAGTAGAAGTCTGAACATTGGGGACTACGCCCGTCAGGTCAATTTCTTTTACTGTTACAGCAGGAGAAGCAGAGGGTGTAAAAAGTGCCATAACTTTATCCTTTTCGTTTAATCTAATTATAAGTTAACATAATACGGTGCGAACACCGCATCAGAATACGGTTGTTTCAATACATTTATTTATAAGTTTGGTCTTTTTGAAAAAAATACTTGACATTTCTTGTAATTGCGTGTATAATCTAAGCTGTGTTCGGGGAGAGTTGAATACTACCAATCCTCAACACCAATACCTGTTCCCTCAAAGTTATGCCATCCCATCTTCTCTTGTTCTTCCTCTATACGAATATCATTTAATCCATCATCAATAAACCCAACAGGTGGTACATCATCCTCGATCTCTTTCATCTTCTTGGAGAACATCATTTCCTTTAGATTGATGTCTGTCATATCAGCAAAGAACTGAGATGTAACAAAATATCCGAACATGACCAGATTCATCATTAGGTCATCATGGTTTCCATCCGATGCCTCATATGACTGACCTCTCGCAGTAAATGTAGAAATCTCCATGATGGTATTCTCATCTNNAACTTCTTCTCTTCAAGAATGTCCTTGATAGAGGAACAACCTAGACGTTTGACCTTTCGGTTCATTTCAATACCAATACGGTCTGATCGTACCGCAGACTCCATATGCATATTCTCATACTCAAGGTCTAGATACAATCCATTGCAGACTACTGTACCCTGATCATTGGATTCAATAACGACATATGCCTCGTTGTAGAGATTTGCGTACTTATATATAACATTAGGAAAGAGTAATGGAGATATAGTATTATTGCGATAGACAGCAACCTGTTTGAAAGGTCTCGTGCTAATGTCGATAACGTTAAACGTAGAATAATCCTGTCCTCTTCCTTTTGATACATCCACACACATCACGTACTCGTGATCTTTGTCTGGATTATCGTATATCAGTAAGTCACCACCTTCAAGATAGTTTGAGGGTTGGACTGCTCTAAACCCCAATAATGTCTCGGCATTAATTAGGGTGTCACCTGTCCCGAAAAAAGTATTCCCAAATTCCTGATCGAACTGCAATTGAGATGTATTTGCAATTGTCTGTTTCTTCCATTCCTCATCCCTGCCTGGCACATCGTACCAGTT